CTATTATTACAGAGCATTGGGATAAGACTTCTGTTGGAGACAGAACTGTTAGTAGGGAGTTAATTCCCTATTGTAGATCTAGAAACATTGAATTTGTTTCTAAGAGAATGAAACCATTGACTAGAATGTATGCATTCTTTGATGGTGAAGATGTTAGTAGATTCTGTATACCAAAACTTCTTGAAATTAGTATGAGTTCTGGTGCATTCCAGGTTGGAGAAACTGTTAAAGGATATATTCGACCAATTGGTCTTAATCCTATAAGTCCATGGAGTCAAGGAATAGATCCAACAATAACCTTTAGGGTTGCTCAATCAAATCATAAGGAAGGTCCATATAATGCTCCAACTAAAGTTTATCCTGAGAGTCCTTATGAAGGAACTCCATTATCAGCATCTTATGCATCAACATCAACTATCTTAAATGTAGATACTTATTCACTTTCTAATGAAGCTCAAGGTGATTATTATGGTTGGGTTGACACTGGAATGGTTCTTAAAGGAGTATCATCTGGTGCTGAAGCAACTATTACAGATTTAAGACTTATTTCTGATTTAGGAGCAGATCTTGTTGGAAGTTTCTATATTCCTAATCCAAATAATATTGATTATCCAAGATTTGAAACTGGTACTAAAACATTTACTCTTGTAAATGATCCAAATAACGATCAAGATAGTGCAACAACTATTGCAGAGGAAGCATATACTGCAGCAGGAACTTTAGAAACTGTTCAGGAAAATATTATCTCTGTTAGAAATGCAAGAATTGAACAAAAACAAGAATTCCAAGAAAGGAATATTTCAAGAGATTTAGGAACTCAATCGCTTGGGACTAGAGTAATTGGTCGAAGAACTGATAGAGTACGTATTGGTTGGTATGACCCTCTTGCACAATCTTTCTTAGTTGAAGATTCAACTGGAGTATACTTGACTAAATGTGATGTATTCTTCCGTTCTAAGGATGACATGGATATTCCATGTGTATTCCAACTAAGGACAATGGAGAATGGATTCCCAACACAACATATTCTTCCTTTCTCAGAGATTGTATTAAGTCCTGATGAGATTGAATTGTCTGCTGATGGATCTGTAGCTACTACTATTCAATTTAAATCACCTGTTTACTGTGAAGGTGGAAAAGAGTTTGCAATTGCATTAGCATCCAACTCCACAAAATATAGTGTTTATATTTCAAGAATTGGTGAGCAAGATCTTCTTACTCAGACTTATATTTCTAACCAGCCTTATCTAGGATCTCTATTTAAGTCACAAAACGCTTCTACATGGGAAGCAAGTCAATGGGAAGACCTCAAGTTTACTCTCTATAGAGCAGACTTTGTTACCTCTGGTTCTGTAGAATTATACAATCCTGAACTTACAAAAGGAAATGATCAAATTGCTCAACTTATGCCTGATTCTTTAGTATTAAATTCTAAAGAGATAAGAGTTGGATTGGGTACAACAGTTGCGGATGGTGGACTTAAACCAGGAAATGTAGTTTATCAAATGGGAACCCAAGCAAGTGCTAATTTAGCAGGTGTTGCTGGATCTATTACTAGTATTTCTATTACTAATGCAGGTATTGGTTATACTCCATCAGATGGATCATTTACTTATAGTGGAGTTAAATTAGTTACTATTACTGGTAACGGAAGAGGTGCTGAAGCAAATATTACTATTAATAGTGGATCTATTGTCGCTTCTGGAGCAACTATTTCTAGTGGTGGATCGGGTTATAAAGTTGGTGATGTAGTTGGATTTAATACTTTGGGTGTTGCTTCTGTTGGAAGAAATTCAAGATTATC